CTAGTCATATACGTATACACAACAAACAATGCTGCGGCCAGAATGATATATGTCAGTGCAGTTGTTAGCATAAATTACCTCGTTTAGAATCCCTCTACCAGTGAATCAAAGATTGTTTCAAGGTAGGAACGGTGAGCTTTTGGTGCATCTTCACGGTTCTTAACCATGTCTACAATAATAGCAAAGTTAATATCCTTGAAGGTTGCCCCATCGTTGATATCAACAGTATAGACCTTTTCGCTGTCTCGTGCAATACGAATGCCTTCTTTCTTTACGAAAGTATCATGTGGAGAACAATACGCTACTTGGTACTGAACTGTATTTTCATCCAATTTACGGGAAACCACAGTAAAGTAAGTATTCTGAATGCCGAACTCACCAGATACTTTGAATCCCCGAATATGCCGTACTTTTTCTTGATATGCTTTACTCATAAAAAATCTCCTAATGTTGAGTTAGGAGATAGTCTACCGTTAGGTTTGGAAACTGTCAAGATTTACTTGTCTTTAAATAAGTGCCAGCCGTTGGAGTTGGGTCGTCTTTCCTTAACAATTGAATAGATCATAGCAATATTCTTCAAAATATCCACAGACATCTTCTTTGGCATAGGCATGAAGAACAGTTGGTTGAAATCATAATCCTTTTCTTCAAGTTCTTTCATCAACTGTACAGGAGGCGTAGGGTTTGAAGCAATGAACTCTATAAACTGATGAATAAAGATTTTATCAAAATTACCAAAGTATGTTAGTGCAGGCAATGCTATTGAATACTGTCTGCCTAAACTTTGAATAATCGGGTAGAACTCATCGACAACACTAACAACGTCATCGTAGTGTACATCAAACAGTTTATATTCTCTTCGCTCAGTATCAAGGAATATGTCTCTGTTAGTAGGTTCCCAATCGTCGTTAGGAACAACATGTGAACTGTATACGTTCGCAATCTCTTTCTCAATACTATCAAGACTGTCGTCAGTATGGACCCTGTGTACCAAAACACCATAAGGTGTGTCAGCTTCTATCACATAATAAACATTGTCGTGATCATCAGACTCTTCTTCTTTACCGAAAGCTACTGTGATTACTATTTCAATACCATCGACAGTCCAGAAATAATAATCCAAGAATAGTGTGTATGCAGGATCGGAGTTTAGCTTGGTTCCTAACCCTTTAGCAATCTGCTCAGCCACACCTCGCATATATTTGTTGTCTCTGAAGTATAGGTATGAATCGTCATTGATTCGTTTTTGAATTTCTTCTTTCGGTTCTTTTTGCAATAGATATTCAGACTTCACATTAAAAGACTTACCACTTACTACAGCAACGTTCTTATGTGTTGTTGAAATCAAATTACTTCCCGAGTCCTGATCTTGTACAAGTGCAGATATACCTAGCTTCTTTAAGCGTCTAACAACAGTATTGTTACTAACTTTTGTTAACTTAATTTCTTCATCTTTTATTTCGACATCGTTAAACAATAATTTACTAAACATGTAACTCTCTATGCTTGGGTTAGATGTTTTGTAGTTGTCGCTAAACTTAGAAATCATAAAATCAAAATCTTCTTTAGAAAGACCTATTCTCTTAGAAATTTCTTTTACATGAGATAGTTTAATATTCTTTAAATGGAACACACTACCTTCAATCTGAATAACGTATAAGTATTTGTACTCTGCATAATCCACATATTGAGAAGGATTATCAACTACGGATTGTAGAGGGAACGCTATTGGTAGGTTTGTACCTGAATCAACCATCAAATCTGAAGGGTCAGAAACTTCTTTGTTGCTGAAAACCACAAACAAGTTTCTCGAATAAATAACATTATAGTCAGAAATAAAAGTTTCAAATGTGTCTGAAAAGACATCTGATACTTGGGTTTCTAGTAATAATTTTGATAGACGCATAGATTTATCTCCTTAACAACTATTTATAGGTACTTATAATGTTCGATGACGACGATATCCTGATTGAAGAAATTCTCTTAAATAAATGCAAACCTTATTTGACATTACTCAAAGAGCTTGCACGTAATGGTATTAAAAGGCCGCTATTAAGAGGATCAGCACAACCATATGACACGTTGACAAAAATAAAAGTAGAACAACGTCCTAAGCCAATGAGTATGGATGCAGAAGACCATCAAATTTCTAACGAGTGGTTCAAAGAGAAGTTTAATGTAGCAGCAAGAACAAATACTGTATTCGTCACTACCAATAGGGGATTGGCAAGTAAGTATGGTTCAATCCATTACGTATTTCCAGTAGGTAAGTTTAGCATAATCAATAGTAATAATTACACAGACTTATTCCTAGAAATGGGATGGATGCAAAAAGCTGAAATATATAAAAAGAAGTTTGGTATCCCAGAAGGATATGACCTCGAATCATACAAAGGTGTAAAGAAATTTTTAGAAGATGTAAAAGCAGAAAGTCCTTCTAAATATAAAGAGATAGTATTAGCTATATTAGAAAATGGTGATTACGAAAAAAACAATTTCAAAGAAGCATTCCGAAATGGTAATGAAATCATGTTGAAATGTAATTCATTTTACATAATCAACGGAGAAGACGAAAGAATTAAAGATTTCATCAACGACTTCATTTGGGATGATATATTTATTTAGGACATAGGAAACCATGTCATACGACAAAGATAAAGACCTTCTCGATGAAATAAAAGACGAGAGGAACAACGAAAGCACTAGAGCTAGCCTTATAAGCTTGTTTGAAGGTGATAAGAATGCTGTATTCACTCCTAGTACAGCAACAAGTGTTATTGGCGCAATAATTACGGTTATTGTGGTCGGTACGCTATGGTGGTCTAGTGTCAATGGAAGGCTAGACAGTTTGGAAAATACACAAAATGAATTGGTCACCTTTTATGAAAACATAAAGTCAGACCAAGACTTAAACAACAAAACACTTTATGAAAATATTCGTGAACTTGAGTCTGGTATAGAAGATTTAGAAAGCACCTATGATACAGATAAGCGCATTGGTGATGCTGAGCTACAACAAAAGCTTTTAAATATAAACGTACAGCTTAATGAAATAACCAAAGATTTAAGCGATGTTTATCAAAACAGACAGGATTATGAACTGTACAAGAAAGACATTGATTACAGTTTGAAAAGAATGCAAGACAGATTACAGCGCTTGGAAGAAGATATTCGTAATAATCGATAATACGTTTTCAAGCATAAATAACAATATAATAGATTACAAAATGGAGAATTTTAAATATGGCTAGTGTATTTGATAAGTATGGTGTTCCTAACGACAACAGTCAAATGGAATCCCAGATTCAACCAAAACTACAATACCGCTTCAAAATTGAGTTTGACGGTATGGGTGGTGTTACTGATACGTTCGCTGCAACTAAGAACGTTATCGATGTGACCATTCCAACATTCGAACAAGAAGCAGTACCAATTGAAAGCTATGTTTCCCGTTACTATGTAGCTGGCAAGCATACTCTAGGTACATTCAACGTAAACCTACGTAACGATGCTAATAATACTGTGAGTGGTCTAATCCAAGCACAGCTTGATCGTCAGCACAACGCATTTCATCAAAGTCATGCTCCAAGTGCTGGTGCAATTAAATTTAACACTAAAATCATGATGCTTAACGGTTCAAACGGCGATGCCGATTGGCCTCAAGGTGGTGGTTCTGGTGCTGAGATTATCGAAGCATGGTTCATTACTGGCTGCTGGCTAACAAACGTAGAGTGGGGTTCACTAAACTATGCTACAAGTGAGCCTGTACAGATAGCACTAACACTACGTCCAGACAACGTGTTCCACATTACTAATGCAATGGGTTCAAGTCAAGACGTTAGCTACACTAACTCTACAGCACTTGAGAGCTTCGAATTCCAAGACGCGGTTGATGGTAATAACTCTGCTGTATAATTAAGGGGTCATAAATGGCACTATATGCTAAATATGGAATCCCGATGGATGGTTTAAGCCCAAGGGATGTAACAATACAGCCTAAACTTAGGTTTAAATTTAGAGTTAGATTTGTAAACTTTGGGGGGCTGGAATCAGCCTCCTATTCGTTTGATTCCACACAACAAGTAATAAGTGTAGGTAGACCAAAGATAACCTTTGAATCTACTGAACTAGGTACATATGCTGGATCAATAAAAGTTTTCAATAAACCTAAATTTGAAAATATCACGGTTACTTTTAGAGACGATATCGCAAACACTCTAAGTAGCGCTGTTGCTGCACAACTTCAAAAGCAATATGACTTCAATGAAGGACGTTTTGCTGTGAGTGGTGGTGCTTCAAAATTCACTATGGTTATAGAAACCCTAGATGGTGTAAATGAAATAAGAGCCGTTGACGCTTTTAGATTAGAAGGTTGCTTTATAGAAAGCGCAGACTTCGGATCATTGAATTACGCTGAAGGTACTTTTAATGAAATTCCTCTGGTTATTTCATATGACTATCTTGGTGGATACTACTCTGAAGTAAACGGTATTGAATCTGCACAACAATTATTCTGGTATGTCACAAGCAACGCTTCTACAATGGCAACGCCACCACCATCTATCATTCCAAACGATGGTCCCGGCGCACTATCACAACTTACAGACCAAGCAACTAACGCAATTAGTTCAGGTGTAAATAGTGTTACGAATAGTGTAAGAGGATTCTTTGATGGCGATGGAGACGAATAATGAGCTTTGGTAAGTTAGATAAGTATGGTGTTCCAATAAGTACCACAGATGATGAGCGTGGTGCATTAATACAACCAAAGTTTAATAGTAGATTCAGAGTATTTTTATTAGATTTTGGTGACCTTAGATCAACTGCTGCGGTTAATAATGAAGATGGCCTTAGTAATGTTGATAAAGATGTTGTTTTACCTTCTTCTGTTCTTACCAGCATGGTCGAATCTTTTACCAGACCAACATTGAATTTTGGAACACAAGAAACCAACAGCTTTATTGGTAGAGCAAAATACTCCGGTCGATTAAAGCATGAAAACTTTACTATGGTTATTCGTGACGATATTACCAACTCAGTAATATCTAAAGTATATGCTCAAGCTAAAAAGCAAACTTACAAATTCCATCCAATTACACAGAGATTTGAAAAATCTCCATACCTTGGTATAGATACTAAGTTTACTTGTGTAATGCAAGTAATGGATGGACGTACCAACCATAAGTCTTTAGAAACTTGGACTTTTTATGGTTGTACAATTGATAACATAGAAAACGTTGCTAACTCTTATGATGATGGGGCTGGTGTTGCTAAATTAACAATAAGCTGTGCGTTTGACTATTTTGATGTTTCTCAAGAACAACGTTTAATCCTTCCATCAACATATGCATATGACGATGGTAACGATGGAAGACGAGGCAATAATACCCCCGGTGGTGGTAGACCTGCTGAAGAAAGCGGACTATTTGATGACATAGGGGATACCGTAGGTGGTTTTGTAGATAGTGCTACAGATGCAGGCGGACAACTGTTAGACAAAGTTAAATCTGGTGCTTCTAGTTTCTTTTCATCAGACGATGATTCCGACGAATCAAACTCTAGCATTTATACAGATTACTTACCATAATATTTTAGGAGAATTAGATGGCATATTTTCAACAAGACGATGGCAATCGTGACTTTCTATCCAGAGTATCAGAGAGAGGTGGTAACATATTTGGTGGTATCGCCAAGGGTGCTGCTGATCAAGCAACACGTCGTGCGGACGGTGCGAGAGAAAATGCCTTGGTTGCGGTTGGTCTATCCGGTGTAAACAGTATTGTCGATTCGTTTCTAGGAACGGGCGAACAGATTGTTCCGCCGCAATACAACGGCAACGTAGCTTCCTTGCGTGAAGAGAAAAAGTTCTTAGATTCATATTCTTATGGTAATGACGAATTTTTCAACACAGTAGTTCAAGACGCACAATATAAGTATAATACTAGTCATCCAATGACTAAAAGCTTATTTCTTGTGGACTTTGAATTCAATACGGCCATTGTTCCTAATAGCAAACGGCTTGGTTCTAAGTACCCAAGAAGTACATCTTACTTGCTAAAAAATATGACATTTCCTAGTGCTGAAATAGAGTTGGAAAAAGTAAACCAATATAATCATCACCGTAACGTACCACGTAGAATAATATATACACCAATAACGTGTAGGTTTGGTGACATATATAGAAACTATAAAGAAGATGACGATAAAATTAGTATCATGGACTTATATAAAGAGTACATGTCATATTACTACAATGATTTTGAAGTATCTGAAACAAATTATCATTTTGGTCATAACAGTGACCGTGATGAAAAGCAGTTTATTAACGCTATATCTATATACTTTTTCTGGGCAGATGGTGCTAAGAAAATACGAGTAGTAAACCCAATGATTAAATCATTTGTTTACGATGAACTAAGTTATGAAAATGATGAACAGTTAAATGCAACCTGTAATATAGAATATGAACACATTGACATGACTAATATAAACATGACATATGACGACTTCTTAAACCAAGCAGAAAAAGTTTTAAATAACTTAAGCCGTGGTCTTCAAGATACTGATGTTTCAAACCCATATGCAAACGCTGATGAATTGAAACCGGGAGCTAGACCTGTTGATGGAGGACGTGACATTGATCTAGACAATGCTGCTGCACAAAGCATGATTAGATTGGCCGAGATAGAGGCTATCGAAGTCGCTGAAGACTCTTTGAACTCTGATAACCCACTAGAACGTGCGGTTGCAGAACAGGGCGTAAACGTAGCCACAGGCGCTGCTGGTGGTGTCGGTGGATTCTTGGGAGGTTTATTCTAATGGAAAACAAAAAATATCATGATCAAATAAAAGGAATTCTTCTTAAGCAAGGGTTCAATTCATATGACATTGATAGTCGAGTTGTTGCGGTCATAAACTATTGTAATAAAAATGGTCTTAATGCTATTGAGTTTCTTGAAAAAGGTATCGATGGCGAAAAGATTACAAAAGAAATGGTTGATGTAATAAACGAGAACAGACCAAATACGTCTTTTGTAACTAAGAGACGCAAACAGATGATACCGAATAAATTTATTCGGAGGTCCATAATTGGCTAATAAATGGCACAAGGGTAGATTCTACCCTCAGAACAAAGAAAAATATATTGGCGATAATATAAACAAAATAACATACCGTTCTAGTTGGGAACTCAAAATGTGCGAAATGTGCGACCAACATCCTAACGTTGTATTTTGGGCATCAGAGTCATTATCAATAAAATATCGCCATCCTTTTACTAAGAAGATTTCAAACTATGTTCCTGACTTCTTTATAATTTATATGGATGCTCGTGGTAGAAAATTCACTGAGATAGTAGAAGTTAAACCGATGGAACAGGCAAACCCTAAGTATGCTAGAAGTAAAAAAGACAAAGAAGCATTTGTTATCAATCAGGCTAAATGGGAAGCTGCCAAAATATTTTGTAAAAAACGTGGTATCAAGTTTCGTATAATCACAGAAGCAGACATATATCGCAATACTAAATATAGTAAAGGTATTAAAAAGAACCGTCCGAAACAAAGAAGACGATAGGTGAAACATGTCAAATAAAACTCCGTTGGAAGAAACGTTCAACCTTCCTTCAATAGATGATATCAATAAAGAATTCAGTAATGAGAATATCGAAAACTCTAAAGATGAAACTGAAGAGTTAGATGATATGAAAGATTATCTTGCTGAGATAGAAAACTCTGATTGGGATGAGGATGAAATAGAAAACCCTGAAGCTCTTAAAAAACAAATAGCTGAAACACAAAGAAAGCTAGATGAACTGGAAGAGCAGAAGCGTCAACTTAAGAGTCTTAAGAAATACCACACCGATGTTGATAATATTCACCAAACCGCAATGAATAAGTTTGACGAAATTATGACCGTGGCAATGACTATGGAAGCAAATGCTGGTTCAAAGTATCTAGCCAGTGCTACTAAGCTTCTAGATATTGCACTTAATGCTAAAAATTCTGCTATGGATCGTGAAATAGAAATGGCTAAGCTTCAACTTAGAAAAGAAAAGCAAGACTACGATATGAATAAACCTAAAACAAAAGATATAGGTTATGGTTCAAATGATGGTTATGATGAGTCGGGAGACGACGAAGACGATACAAGTGAAGTATTTGATAGGAATGCGTTACTTGGAGAATACAATAAACCAGAAAAGAAATAGGACTCATTGAGTCCTATTTTATTATTCTACAACAATTGCTACGCAATCGCTACCAACAGTTGGGCAGTACGTTGAAACAGTAACCATTACATCTTTCAGTACTGCAACCACTTCTTCTACTGACATAAGATTACGATCACGCTTAGAAAAGATAGTGTCCATAGCACCGAGGGCATATTCATAACCACTGCCTACCGCATTAAATCCTTTAGTGCTACGTAGAATGGAAAACTCACTTTGTAGCTCCCAGAGTTGGCCTTTAACACCGATTAGACACATACCACCACCATCATAACCACCTTCCTGTAGAGTCTTCTTACAGTGTGGCACAAACTCTTTGATAAGCCATGGATAAATCATGTCTTCACTTTGTGGAACAAATTCTTTAGTAACTGAGTGTTCGATTAGCTGACCAAAACGGTATGAGGTTGTGTAACCAAAACCCATTTCTCCATTCTTAAACACTTTGGGTTGCGTGTGGACAATTTTATTGTTTCCGCCACTACCTTGAATGTCACCAGCTAATACTACTTTATTTCCAACTTCAACACCTACAATACAAGTCATTTTATTTCCTCTTGTCTAAAATTTTTAATATTTGCTTTTGCGGTTATAAGACGATCTTTAGTTACAAACTCTACAATGTCATCTACGATATTGTAAACTATAACTACCGTACCTTCTCTTAATGTGTATGTTCTATTATTATCTTCATTGAGAACAACAATTTCTTCGGTTAATATAAGCTCTTCTCTTATTTTAAAACTATCTTCTAGTGCAACAAGTCGGGTATCCACCGCTTTCATAAAGCGGCGAACCTTAGAAACGACTAGATATACAGTTGAAATAATAGTAAATGAAGCAGCTATAATACCGACAATAGTAATCCAATCCATATATTTTCCTTATGTAATAATATTCAAGCTTTCTACTGATGCCTGCTTTTGTTCTTTGACACGTTCAAATGAATCAGATTCAGACTTATCACTACGTATTTCTATGAAACGTGGATTACTTAAAGCAAAGTATTCATTGTCATCACTCTTAGAAATATCACATGCCTTAACTGTAATAATTTTACCTTCAATCAGTTCAGGATTATTGAAGTATTTTTCACGCTCTGCGTCTTTCCAACCACCACCAACATCGGACATAAGTAGTCCATCAGATGTTTTCGCAGTAACACCACCTAGCTTACCTTCATACTTACGGCCTTTCTCACCTTCATAAACTGAGACTACTTCAAGTTCCACCTCGAAGATTAGCTTAACTTTTACTTGGTCGTTACTGGTTCCATCTTTCCAAACACTATCTAGGTTCTTAATAACACTACCTTCAAGACCTTGAGCAATGTTTGATTTAAAATGCTGAATGATATCATCAACAGTTTCAACAATGCGTGTATCAACAATACGAAACGCATAGTTCAGCTTTGGTACTATATCAAGCAGTCTATCATATGTCTTTGAATAGGGCTGTGTAGACTTACCATTGCGCCATTCATCATAGGGTATGATATCCCATAGACTAAAGATAATTCGCTTAGGATCAACCTCATCGCCGTTCAAGTAACCATTACCAGCTTGACGCTCCATGATATTACCGTCTTCGTCCTTAACCAATGCTTCGCCCATAAGAACATTACCTTCGCAGTTTGACTTAAGAAGGGTATCATTCTCTTCTGTATGCCAAGCGAAGTAACCACCACTACGAGAACGGTATTCCACTTTGCCATCGTGCACTACAATATCAACATACATACCATCTTCTTTTAATTGAGAAATGGCAGGTAGATTGATACTCTTTATATTTTTCTCAGAGAATGACGAGCAGCGACGATATGGATGAATATAGATTAAGTCACCCCAAATTTTATTCACGGTCTTATCACTAACACCACAACGTAGGGTTCTATCAATAATACATTTTAGAACGTACTGATCTTCTGGTAATAGCTTACCTGATAAATCAAATAGTAAATCTTTTGCAGCATTCCCACGAACACCTTCATTGAGAATCTTGTCTTCAAGAATATCTAGAGCTTCGTCCAACGTACATGATTCACTAGAGCTTTCTGCAAGGAATTCCTGTTGATCATACTCAACGATGTTGAAGTTATGTCTGGGGTCTAGTGCAAGAAAGGCTACACGTTTAAATGTGTCATTAAGAGAGGATGCTTTAATATCCTCAAGGATTGATTCTTTTTCTTTTCTTTTAGTGGTTGAAGCCATTGCTTGAATAGCGTCATAAACATTTTTCATTATAATTCACCAAGTATTTTTATCTTCTGTAATATTGAATACTTCGACTACACCACAGTTAGTTACGTAATTAACGATGTATCGCTTAATAGTTACTGTGCCATCCGGCTTTTCATCACTAATAATATGCGCTTTTCTCTGTGCCCTTGCGGGTGAGTAATGTGCATCAAAGTCATATACAACCGATTGGCCTTCGAATAGAAGATTACGGATTGCGTCTTTCAGAAATTCAGGTACTTCACTATATCTGTCTTTATCATTCAAAGTCTTAAACATTATCTTCACCGTTATCATCAAAAATATTCAATGGTGGGATATCTCCCATTTCGTTTGATAAGGATTCCTTAAGAGCTTTCGCAATACTGGAATTGCCATTATCAACGACTTCTTTATGATTATTCTTGATGGTAACAAAAGATACCTTGTTGTCAACATAAGATATTGGATAATCTTCTAAAATCATACGTTGAACATCTTCTACCTTTAGTAAAGGATCATCTTCGTTAATTTTCCCCTCAACTAAGGATGAATGTACACTACTTTCAAGACCGGTATCAAACCATGCTTCAAGATACTCGCCACGTCCACAACTATCATCTTTGCCTACACCATAGATAGGTGTGCCTTTACATTGTGACGCATCGACTGATGTATCCGATTCAAAGCTTGTATTTTCTACTGGTCTAACAATTCGACCTTCGGAAACAAAATATTTCCCTTTATTGTCTTCTCTTATTTTGGGCATAATTTTCCCCTATTCTTTAAGAAAGATAATACATACAAAATGAATTATGTCAAGCTACCTACGCTTACGTTTATTCTTTCCTCTTGCTCGACGTTCGCGTTCAAGGTTTTTCTTATAAGAACCATTAACAACAAACTGGTGGAAGTCACCTTTACCGCCTGCACGTTTTATTTGATTTATTTTATTACTATGATATAATAACTTAATTATGAAAATTAGTATAAATGTAACTAGTACGGTATACATATATTACTCCAACTTATAGGATTATTTATGATCATTTGTATCTGTAAAAACATAAATGATAACACAGTTGAGCAATACAAGAAAGAACAAAAAAGTCTGAAGCAACTTGCAACAGACTATGAAATTTGTTCTGGTTGTAAGAAGTGTCTTTCTTCGTTTAAAGAAAAATTCAAGCGATAGTAAAAGAGTTCTTTGCCT